AGCAACAAACGCAAACACTTACTCAGTAGTCGGTGGTAACACTGCAATCTTCGGTAAGCAAGTTCTTGCTAACGTTGCTATTGGTCAAAATGGTACAGGTACATTGTATGCTGCTACTGATACTGAATATGTAACAGGTATTGGTACTGATTTGGCAAACACATTAAGTGTGGGTTCAGTAGTTCAGCTTGTCAGTACATCCGGTACAGCAACTAATTATACCACTTTAGGTTTTGCAAATACAGTTCCTGGTTTAACAACGGTTGCTGTTGCTAACACGCAAAATACAGGTAACATCATCGGTACTTCAGGTAATGCTCAAACATTGCTTGCTAACGGTACAGTAAGATTTACTGCTAATTTGGGCGGCTTAGTCTCTGGTCAAATTTATTTTGTTAAAGCAATTGCTAACGCATCTGCATTCACTGTTTCAACAACATTGGGTGGTGCAGAAGTTGACTTGTCTAATGCTACTGGTACTCCAGACGCTCAACAAGATGTAGTTGAACTAGTTGCAAATGCGGAGGTGGCGGCATCAGGTTCTGCATTCATCTACGCAACTCCAGAAGCAGGCTTCATTGTTCGTCAAAAGGGCAAGACAAAGTACTTAGTAACAGGTGCAACAACTGGTCTAACAGCACAATGTTTCACTGCTAACGTTGCCAATACAGCGTTGACTCCAAACACAATGTCTATCATTGGAACTAATGCGGCTTCAGGCACACAGTTTGTTTCAAGTATTAATGACTACAACAGTGAAGTGTTCCCAGCAACTGTTGCGGCAGGTTCACTATCAGCAGGTACAGTATACACTATCTATAGTACAGGTACAACAAACTGGACTTCAGTTGGTGCTATGTCTAACATGACAGGCGTTACATTCACTGCAACAGGTACCGGTTCAGGTACAGGTCTTGCTGTATTGGCTAACGTCAATCCTGATATCATTGCTACATTCAACACAGCCGCTGTTGCGAACGTAGACAATGGTCAGCCGAACCCAATCGTTACGATTAACGGCGCATAATAAATGGCACTCTCTGTTCAGAAACAACCCGAAACAGAGATTGCTGTCCTTCAGGTCCAGTATCAAAACCTCGACGAAAAAGTTGGTGATTTGAAAACTGGCCTGAAGGAACTTCGTGACCACATCGATACTCATATGGAAACAACTCATGCTATGATTAGAGATTTCCAAACGGAAAATACAAGACAGCATGGTGAAGTTAACAAAAAAGTTAATGCGCTAGAAAAATGGCGCTGGATGCTCATGGGGGCTGGAATCTTAGCCGGGGCACTTGGGTGGCCCGCATTAAGTAAACTATTAGGAATTTAATAATAGGGGCTACGGCCCCTATTATTTTATCAGTGCTTCTAATTTCTCAATAACAATATCAATATTCACAGTAGAAAACAATCCTGGGTGCAATGGTTTAGGATATAGTCCATGCTCAACCCAAGCATATCCCAAATGCTCATCATTTAATACTGGAATGAATTCTTCTTTTACTTGACAGAAGAACGTGTTATACACAAAGTTACCATTTGTAAACTTCTGAATAGGTATCAATTTCATCTCAGGGTCAAAGAAACCCATTTCTTCAACACATTCTCTTTCAACACCTTCAAGTAAAGTTTCACCCTTCTCAACTTTACCTCCTGGGATACTCCAAGTGGTGTTGTTCTTATCTGATCTTAGTAAGTATAGATATCTATTAGTTGAAGAACTATAGAAGAATACACCGGCCGCGTTGGTCATATCAAATTACAACGCTATAATCGCCCTGATCATACCATCCTTCGTATGATTTCATCCACATACCATCAGCATCAACATATCGATACTGGATAGTAGTAGTTAGATTAGTTACGAACTCAACCTCAGTTGCATTTTGACTGTCGAATGCAACAAACCATTCAGCCTCAGTTGCATCATATTCTACAATATCGTTTGCGTTTGCAATTAAACTTCCCCAAGCAACTGTACTAGTTCCGTCTGAACCAATATCTTCTACTATGAGATATCTTACACCCGGAGTAGGACCTGGCAAACCTGCATTCGGTCCCTGTAATTGTGGATTGATAACACTATTAACGGGCGCTAATGTATTTTGAGGCAATGTATCAGGATCAATGCTATAAATTAAGAATCTATCATCTAATGGATCAGGAACAATTGTACCTACAATGTCATCTTCCATATATGGATTCTGTAACCAAATTTGACTGATACCCGGCTTTACTTTACCATACACGTTTAACAAACTTGTCCAATACAACGAAGTATTAGGACTATCGGGATTGTTTAAATTAGTATTAGGTGGATAGAATGCTTCATTAGCAGGTAGTAATTGAAGTCTGTTACCAACTAATAATAACTTATATCCATATGGTGTAATCTTTTGACGAGTACCTAATAGTAAATCATCATCTTGTACGTCTTGATATGCGGTACCTTTATAGATACTTGCAATAATCTTTTGAATAACGCCCAACTTCTTAAGTTTACTTGATGTAGTAATCCAGATAGGCATGTAAAACTTCCATGTCAATACATCAATAGGATTGCCGGTACCCTGTGGAATACTTCTGCTAGAGAATGTCAATCCATCTTGAAATACTGCACTCAATGAAGTCCAGTCAACAAAGTTATCAGTGCTTTGAATTTCAAGTGCAGGATTGAACAATGTGCCTAACTGTTCAATAATTTCTAACTTCTGATTATAGTTTGTAGTCCAAAAATCTACCGTCATACGAAGAGTATAAGGAACAGGCATCAATCGTTCAATAGTAAATGCTTGTCCCTGTGTTTGTTCATATGTTTGAGTTTCACTGTCATATGCACGTTGTCTTATGTTAACCTTATCAATGAAGGTAGGGTCTTGTGTTCTACGTTGATCGTATTCTAATCCGCTAATATAGTAGGTAATTAGGGGTGCAGATGGCAAATTACTTGCACTGTTATTAGCAATAATAGTACTTGCTTGCCTGCTACTATCACCATACATAATTGGCACACGAATTAAGATATCGTTTCCATTAGGGTCTTTGCCTTTAGTTACATACCAGTTGCTAAAAATTTTAGCAAATTGCACCAGGAACCTTCTAATCTGATTATCGTAAAAAAACTGTGCCATTTATATTATGCTTCCGGTGGTAGTGGTGTTAGTGCAGGCTGAAGTAATGACGACAGCGGTTGACGTTGTGGTACCACCTCTTGTGTATTATTTAGATAAATTTCGCCTTGGTTATTAATAAATCCAGACAATTGTGAATCATCAGTCTCACTGAATCCAGTAGTTGTTCTAACATTCTCACTAATTCTTACCCAAAGAATACCGTCCCAACGATATAATAGTTGAGGCATATAATCGATACGTAAGAAGTAGTCTCCGACTTGTGGATTTTGTGGGAAACTAATACCAGCACCAGTTGGTTCACCGTTTGGTGCTTGACCATCACCTGACAAGTAACCAGTTGTATAACCAAAACTGCGCGGGCTACTACGTGCAATAAACTGAAAACCTGGATCACAGTCTGCACGATAGTCCATATCAGGAGTAATAGTACCAGTAAAGCCGGGTAGTGTGGGATCTTGATCGGCAGTAGCATAAGTGTTATCAGCAGTACCATATGGTCCTGTAATGATACCTAATGATTGTACTGCTAATACTTTAGTACCTTCTAATGCACCAGAGCCGCCTTCTGTTCTAGTAGGGGCCTCTTCAGCAATAGATAAACTTGCTTGAACAAACTTGTCAATCTTATCTTGCAAATGATCTCCGTCAGCGGTCATGTCCCAAATACTTTGTAGTACTTCTTTGGAAACTTTGATTCCTGCGCTTGGATTCTTGTACTTAGGATCACGCATAAAGACTACAGTGCCAACTACTGGTATTGCAGTACCAGTACCAGATGATGTAATTACATTGACTGGTGGCGCAGGCTGATTGGTCTTTCCAGATGGGACACCGTTTGCTTCAAATGCACCATAAGTAGGAACAACATACAACTTGCTTTGATCGTAACCTGACTTAGGTACAATACGTGCAGCCTCTTGTAGAGCGGCATCGTTGATTGCAATGTTTTTGTTGTATGTTGATAGAATGTCTGCGAGACTTCCATTATCAACACGTTCCCAATATGCAGTATTAGGTGGAGAGGTGCCAACTGGCACTTCTGCAATTGACTTGTAGATCGTGTCGCCAAACGTAATAGTGTAACCCGGTGGATAAGATTTAGTTTTATCCCAATTACCAAGGTAATTATCTTGCTCTGTTGGTTCCTTAAGAATATCATCAAATTCTTGTGAGTTGACTAGTGGTTCACACTTAATACGCCATAGATGCGGATACCACGTTTGACTGAAACCTTCTGACGCATAGTTTGAATCAGTGATTTGCATGAAACGTTTCAGTGCAACTGGAATCTTTTCGTCTAGTGGGTTGTAATCAATCAAGTGCGGAAGTTCAAGTACGTCACCTACCATTAACTTACGACCAATAATGTCAATCATGTCATTGTAATGTACTGTAACGAAGATAATATCATTGTTTAAGAACAATCCAAACTGACTTAAATCAAAATCAAGATTTTGTACGTTGTAATGCCCTCGTAAACGATAGATGTTCTTATCATAAACTCTATCTCTGTTTTCTAGGAATAACAAATCCTGAATATTTGTAGGCGCAAGTATGTCATAGTTGGGCTGGGTAGCGTCAACAGATGTAGTATTTGTCTGAGGACCTAAATATTTGTGGATATAAAGGTCTGTCCCACCTACAGTGAGTTGTTCCGAAATCGTTCTGTCAAAGAAACGATAGTCGTTTTGTTTATTAGGGCGGTAGAGGCTTAATCTTGGCATACATTTATTTATCGAAAAAATAGGTTGACATGGGTAAGAAATCCTGCTATACATAGATAATGCATTGGGTTTGGGAACAGGAAGAATATATTTGGAAAACATTAAAAGAGGCTTGACATTTAATCAAATCTAGTGTATACTTGTATAAGTAAAGTCGATTTATACGGAGATATCAACATGGCTCGCATGACAAGAATTGCAACACAAAAAACTAAGGCTAAATCCTTAGCAGTTGAAACTGTAGGGTCTGTTAAAGACCTAAGACCACGTGATGCTGATGCACAATATTATGGTTCCGAACCTAATTTTGTAACAGAACAGCCCAGATCACTTATTGAAGCGTTTAACTGGTATTCTAAATTTTATAGTTCAAAAGAAGCCAAAGACTTTTTGGTTGATTACCTAGACAGGAACAATAAGATTGAGACTGCAAAGTTGATACGCAAGGCTCCTGAAAGTGATATTAACACTTCAATTGGTTGGCTTGCACGTATGAGTGTACGTGGCTTGCAAATGGAAGATCGGTATCAAGCACGACTTCAACTTCACATTGAAAAATTGGTAGAAATTGTAAAAGCCGCAGATAAGGCTGAAAGAAAGAAAACCGTATCTGTAGGCACAGAAGTTCAACGCAAGACAATTCAGGAAGTAATGCGTGAACGTGCTAGTCAGGCGGCGGCGGAAATTGATGCATTCTTTGATGAATATTGCGCTAATAGTTATTCAAAAGACTTTGATACAAAAAGCAAGGTCATGGTTGAACTGCAGGAACGTAATATTCTCCCTCAACATGTACCTCATATAGTTGCTAATTGGGAAAAGATTCGTGCTGAATATGTTGAATTGCAAGCAGGTACTTGTGATCAACTAAACGAAGCATATAGTTTTATGAGTAAGATGCAGGTTAGGAATGTTATCAAGTTCATTGATAGCATTATCACTGATCTAAATGGCTACGTTGCAGTAAAGCAAGTATCTAGGAAGCCAAGGGCACGTAAGGCAATACCCGTTGAGAAGGTAGTTGCTAAGTTGAAGTACTGCAAGGCATTCAAAGATGATGCACTCAAACTTGATTTGGTAAGTCTATCTCCTGTCAAGTTGCATAACTGCACAGAAGCATGGGTCTATGACACTAAAAAGCGTAAGATGCATCACTTTGTAGCAGACACTTATAGCAAGTCACTTGGTGTTAAGGGTAATACATTGCTTGGCTTTGATAAGAAGGAAAGTGGTATCAAGACACT